TATCAAGCTGTTTACAGTCAGGTAAATATAGTGCTTTTACCTTGAAATTCTTAAATACATTTGTTAATCCACCATAATGGTCACCGTGTGCATGACTTATTACTACTGCATCAATTGCGGTGACACCAGCCTTTTTCAGTTTCTTAACTGTGGTAGAAGTTGCTTTCGCTGTATCAATAAGGATTACATGTTCAATCGTCCTATCATCTTCGCCGTATTCTATAATTGCGGTAGCGTCACCATATTGACCCTCATCTTCATCCATAAAATTAATAGCCCACACTCTTATTCTATGATTATCAGCATATGGTGTAGACACTTCAATATTATCCTTCTCTACTGCGACCACAATTGCGCTATAACCAGCGGATAAAAGCAGATTATACCTCTTATAAGCATTGTACTTTTCAGCAAACGCACCGCATTGAACTTTGTAGAGTAGTCCGTCTTTTACTATTGTTGTCTGTATGCCGAGAGCATCAATTATCTTTGCCGCTTGTTTTTCGGCGTTTCGTTTTAACGCAAACGCACCAGTTTGTACTTTGTATATCGTCATTAATTACCTCCATTAAAATAGACGCTTTTTACCAGACTTTTTTGGTTGCTCCTTTTTTATTATAACTTGTTTTTTATTTCCTATCAATATTTTAGCTTTTGCAATAACCCACGGTTCAGTTATTGGAAGAAATGCGCCTGTACTTGCATCCCAATCTTTAAAATATTCATAAAGAGTAACTTGCTCAGATATTTTTGGATATTGATTTTGCAAGTCTCGTAATTCCCTTGCCCACGTATCCCATTGTTTATCTGATACAGAATTTTGATTTAAATGATAGTAAATACAGGAGTGCACCAGCATTTGATACCGCCTTTGCTGTATCTTTTCTGCTATCTGCAACTCCTGTCCTGTAAATAATTCATATGTTTTCATAACAGCCCCAACCGGAATCGAACCGGTATTGCAGGAATCAAAATCCTGTGTGCTAACCTTTTACACCATGAGGCCGATATTGTGCTGTGACACCGCTATGACGAAAGTCACAGCACTCAACGAAAGGAAAAATAAAATGGCAAACTACCAGACAAAAGTAGTCGCGTAGGGACGGCAGGATTCGAACCTACATCTCTGCATTACCAATGCAGTTTTTTACTTCAAAAAGGTTGCTGTATGAACCACGAGCATGATTCAAAAGTTAAGTATGTTACCTTTACACCACGTCCCTGTGGTCGGTTTAAAGTAAACCGGTAACTGCACATCGGGAATAATTGGCCTGAAGTATCTGTAAACAGACACCTCACTGGGTTACCCACATTTGCTCTTAACCCCGCATAGAGACTCTGGGACTCGAACCCAGAACCTTCGGCTTATAAGGCCGACGCTCTAACCTGTTGAGCATAAGTCTCTATGAGTGAGGGCGCACTGGAACCGTTTAGACGACCCTCACTGTTGCAATTCTTATACAGACGCACTGCAACAAAAACTGTATCACCTAAATCTCTACTCTCTGCACACAAGAGTAAACGGATATGCGAACAACAGGTGATAGTGCTACCTGTGGGACTTGAACCCACACTCTTATCTCAGAATCGGAGCTTAAATCCGACGTGTCTGCCAATTTCACCAAGGTAGCAAGTGCGGCTGTTTTGCAGAGGACCATTTAACTGATATTACTCTTTCCGGAAATAATTACTATCAGCACCGCTCGTATACATGTACTAATTTATTTATTCGTATAATAGCTTTTATTTATATAGCGCAGACGCTTCTGCGCCAGCTATAATAAACTTATTGTACCACCTATTCATTATTTTCTCCTTAAAATAGTTTTATTTAGACTTTTCGTATTCAGGAAAAGTATGCTTCTTAACTGTTAGCTAAAACATTTGCCATCAGTCTGGCAAGAGCTACCAGTTCAGGAGATGCTTCGCTTTCGAGCTTTTCAATGTCTGCATCCTGCTCCTCATCTGTTTTCTTCGCCTCGACTACACACTCTTCAATCTCCTCGGGTGTAAGAAAACCTTCCCGAATAAGTGCGTGCATTAACGTGCACAACTCAGCTCTAACAATAACTTTAGAACCCTTCCAACTTACATTCCACTTGTCACAGCTAATCATTTTATTTCCTCCTTTTCTGTAATAGAACTGCGAATTATCCACCCGCTCCACTTAATTTTTTCCAACTGTTCTTTAATGTTCTCAACATCGTCAATCGCACTGACAATACCAAGTTTCCCCAAACAAATTGGACCAATACCATAGTATCGTGAGACAGGATTCGTCAACTCTTTTCCACAGCACGCACAAGTAATTGTTTTCTGACCGAACCCATGAAGATTCATATATACCATTCCACGAGTTTCTTTCTCTACTGTGCCCTGCATTGTTCTCATGGGCATAGGCTTGTTCTTATTCCACTTCTCCATGAAGTCAAACCCTACACTCGCAGGCTGTGTCATATACTTCTTTACTGTGATTCTGTACTCTGTCTTGTCTGTACTCTGTTCTATAGACTGCTTCTCGCTGTCTGTGTGCTTCTCTGTGACGTTTTTAGCACTTGCATGTAAAACAATATGTACTTTATCTGAAAACGTCTTAGAAGAGCTTTTAAACGCTTCTACAGAATCATACTTTACGCCGTCAACTTCGACTGCACCTTTCCAACTCTCAATGAGTTTTAACATTTTATCACCTCTCTCAAAATCTGTTGAGAGCAACACACAGGAGGCCATCATTTTCACACTTCACACAACTAACTCATTTATTCTAACTGCGTTGCTCTCAACTGATGTAAACATTGTATCACACTATTCTGCATAATGCAAGCACTTTTTCAATCTTTTTTGATAAAATTTTCTACGAATTTTTCTACCTGCATTAATACTTCTTCGTTTTCCTCTAAAAACTCTCTTACTGCCGCTTGACCGTGTATTCTTCCTTGAATAATCTCACCAGTCTCAGGGTCTACTATATCAAACCACGCACCAGATTTTCTAATAACATCTATCCTTATAGCAACATCTATTAAGTCTTTCAGATAATCTATACCATCTTCATAATTCAGCGAATAGAATCCTGTTCTCCTACTTGGCGGACAAGTCTTATTTTTCACCATTGACATAAGAACAATATTACCTGCCGGTGCATCTGCTGATTTATTCAGTTCATTTCCTTTTTCATCTAAATATTTTCCACGGCTAAACTGCATACGAACAGAACAACCGTGCCTCCATGCTTTTCCACCTGGGGTAGATATTCCGCCGTACATACTTGCAAGATTATCTCTAATCTGATTAATGCCTATACCAGTACAATTATGACGCTTCATCAGCATTTCAATCTTTTTGGAAAATCTTGTTAATGGTAACGAAATGCCGCCATATACTTTATCTTCATATGTTTTCTTTTCATCCATCTCTAATGAAGATACAAGAACACCAATACTATCAAGTACCCACAACCCTACTTCTCCAGTATCTACTGCATCTTCTATAATCTGGAATATATCTTCTGCTGACTGCGCTTTCGGCTGTAATAAATAAAGATTATCTACATCTACACCCAATTTTGTTGCCCACTCTGCATCCAATGTATTTTCTGCATCAACATAAAGCACACTTCTACCATCATCAGATTTTTGGTAATTAGAAACAATATCTAATGCCGTAGTTGTTTTGCCTCCATGCTCTTCACCAAAAAATTCTGTAATCTTGCCTACAGGTATACCGCCGTATGTACAGTAATTCATTCTTGGAGAAGTAAATGGAATACGCTTATAGTCGTATTCAGACAGACCATGAGTAATTATTTCTTCACCAAACCTCTTATTTGTCTGTTTTATTATCTCATCAAGTTTCTGACCCATTAACTACCTCTTCGTTCAGTAAAATATTTATCACTTGCTCTGCTCTATTTCTACCAATACCCTTTACAGACAACAAAACTTCCATTAATCTCTCTTCGGTTACTATTGCACAATCATCAAATTCTGATTCTCCTTCTTTAAATCCATCTGAATACATTGCTTTACATAATTCCATTAACCAACGATTAAAATCATTAAGACTCATTTTTTGAATCTGTTTTAGTTGTGCAAATGTTATAGGTTTCATTCATCTATAATCTCCGCAACATAGGGTAATCCGTGAAGAATCTCTACAAAATTTCGCCACTCATCAAGTTTATGGCCGGTACGCTGTCTAATCATAGTCACTACATTTTCATAAGTAAAAGTAACCGTACGCTTCTGATTATAAGAGGATGGAAGAAGCTGAATCATCTGCCACCACCACTTTTTATCTTTTGTCTCTAAATATAAGTCACGGCATTGATTTAATACATCAACTGTCTGACCTAAAAAATAAAGACAGTTATCTTCGTAAGATAGGTGCTCATGACTAAAATCATCCAACTCAAATTCTTTAGCGGCAATCTTGTGCATAGTAGAACAGGAATTAGCAACTGTGCCAACCTTATAAGTATCAAATTCTTTCCACCAATATAACGGTGCTGTAATATCCATACTAACAAAAATCTGGCGAAGATACTTCCGATGTTCTGTACCCGCTTTATATAATCTTCTCATAAGAGTTAAATCATTTTTTCCTACTTCAAAATTAGTTTCAACCCATTCACAAGCATCCCACTTACCGTCACTTTCATCCCAAATGTATTTACTGTCACTTTTATCCCAACTATTCATAGGATTTCTCATACCACGTATAGCGTGTTCAAATCCCCACACATCTATCTTTTCTACTTTAATCATTCATCTGCCCCTTCTATAAGTTTATTTAATGGCTCTTCCAATACTTTTGCTATTGCATATGCAGTATATAAAGATGTTCCGTAACGTAAACATAATAATCCGCTAATTGTAGACTTATGAATACCAGCTCTGTCAGCCAACTCTGCTTGTGTCCATTCTCTATCTATCAATGCCGCTTTTACATTTTTAGCAAATGCCTCATTTACTGTCATCGTCTATCTCTCCATTATGAACCTTTATCCATGCATTATCATGTTTATCCCATTTCTCACGCTCACAAAGAAAAGCCACATTACAAGCCAAATGCCAAAGATGCGGAAGCCCGCTTTCATCATCTACACCATCTGGGTCATCTAAATATCGCATTAAATGCCTATACATAGCATTACGAATCCTGTCTGCATCAAGGTTCTTCCACCCATGCTCACCCGTCTCTGGATACTTCTTTAACCCATACATACGTATATACGAAACTGCCCAAATTATACCCCTCGGAACAAGTGTTAATTTAGGTAAATCACTATCATGTTTATGTATATCACTCACTAATCATTTCCTCCGTAACTTTTGCCAACGCTTCTTTATACTTTTTACTACGCTTAATAGAATCAACCACTTGGGCTGTAGCCTTTTCTATGATTTCATCTTTATACTTATCAAGAAGTTCGGCAAACATTTCTTGTGCATCATAAGAAAAACCATTATACCTAAACAGCCTGTCTTTTGTAGACTGTGAAATGGAATCAACCACCTGCTTAGTGGCTTTTTCTTCAATACGCTTTTTAATAGCATCGTCATCAATAGTAATTCCAAACTGAATGATATGTTCCATTATTTCTCCCCTTTACTCCAACGCTTCTTCTGCATTACTAATTGCATCTTCTACAAATTCAACAGCTCTTGACATAGCGTCTACAGCGGCTTCTGCTATATCATACTTCTCAGAATATTGTAAATTTTTTGGCATATTTTCAAGATACTCTTCTTCTTCGACTTTACAATCTTCAATAATATCTCTTGCTTCTGTCATCATTTCAATAGCTCTCTCTAATTCTTTTCTCCTTGCTTTGTCCATCATTTACCTCCAATTCTTGTTAATTCTACTTCCTGCATACGCCTCGATAACACCTTTTTAACAGAAGATAATAACTCCTGTGCACTTTCCACCTTTGCTTTCATCATTTTGTATGCACGATTATAGGCCGATGAAACTATAAACTCTTCTTGACTTGCCAATTCCGCAAGTGAATCTTTATCTGCAACAGTTCCTTTATCCTGACTTGCTCTGGCAGTGTGGTACATTTCTTTATAAACTGCTCTTGATATATCATCACGAATACCAAGATTCTCTGTCATACCAGAAGCAAAATAAATAAGCGTTGAAAGATTCATACAAAAATCATCCAGCTCATCTGATGTTGGCGGATTTTCCCCATCACCCAAACAATCTCTAATAAATGAAACATATCTGTCAAGGTCATGGCAATATGGGTCTATAATATCATTTACAATATTATCTAATGCACCGGCATTACTCTCTATATTTTCTTGAATTTTAGTAAGAGAACCGGCATTTTCATCTGTTATGTTGAATTTCATCCGCATCTACCTCTTCTGATTGTAAATCTTTTGGTAATACTGCATATCTCGGTTGCTCAACGAACATTTTCGACGTATAACCACAACTAACGCATTTGTAAAACATGCAGGGCGGTTCAGTAAGAGTAGAAATTGTATTCATAAACCACCCGCATTTAGGACATAGATATTTCATCTAAAAATTCCTCCATGTCATAATTAAAAAAGACTCTTTTCTTTTTTCCTTTTATTTCTATGGCAGTATATTGCTTTGGAAGATAACCACCAAATTCATAACGATAACTTTTTAGCTTATCACACTCCTTCATATACTGTAAAAGCTGAATTGGAATAAATTTAGTAGTGTCCTTATCTATCCACCAACAGATAATTCCAGCAAACACACCTTCTATTTTTGACTTCTCTAACAAACCATTCCACTGTTTATCTGTAATATTACTGAATGGTAGTGTATTTCCATGAACAGATTTACACTCAAAGTAATATTCATATGGCTCTCGATATACTATGAAGTCACAAATATTTGCACTTGTACCTTTAAATTTAGTAGTCTGGTCGTGCAGTCTATCTATTGATACACCAGGAACTTTTTCAAAAGCCTCTCTTATTACATTTTCAAAATCCTTACCTCTATTAACTGCCATACTCTTCTTTTAACTCCGAATAATGGTCCATAATATACAGACAAATATCTGTTGTAAGACCTGTAGTAGATAAATCACACACTGTCTTAATTGCCCACATATTTGTTACACCACTTTTTTGAATAAATACATAATCTTTGAACTGTTCTTTTGTAGGTTTATTTTTATTCATCATCTCATCCTTTCAATATTTTTGACAATAACTCGCTAAGTTGCGCTAAATCTTCGGACGCTTCTCTATAACCAGATGCATAACCAGATTTATAACCTTCCATATATTTCTCTTGTAACTTATTTGCAGTGTCAGACTCAGCCTTCTTATAACCGTTCACATATGATATGTTCACAAGTTCAATCAGACGGCGTCCAGAATACATCATTTTTGGCTCTATTGTTTCGCCATCAATTCGCAATTTACTCATCACTCATCATGCCCTCCTATTCCACATTTCAACAGCTTTTTCTTCTGCATCTTTACTATGAGATGTAAAACCATAATCAGAAATCATAACTTTGCCAGTTCTTGCTTCACAGCTTAAACATCTCACATATGCCGCTTTTGCGGTCTTTCCCCTATAATAGACTCTTGAACTTTTCTCTAAATAAGCCTCTCCCCCACAAAATGGGCATTTCTTTAATTCCATATCTTATCCATCCTTTTTACACTGATTTCTGTACCCGCAGTACGTACATGTTTTTCTTTCTACATTTTCTGGTTTTGGCGGCGCAATCTGCCTCTCAATATAGCCATCACACTCATGTATATAGTTTACGAGATTTTGCCGCATTTCATCTGTCACGTTAAACATAAATGCCTTCATGTCCAATATGTCTCTGCTGATATATACAAACAGAACTTGGTCTATACCAAATGCTAATGAATATGCTGTGCTCTGCTGATAATGA